TACTTGTCCTACACGAATGTCAAATGTTTTACTCCAGTTGTCTGTAAATCTATTTTCTTCTCTATTAGGAAGATCAAGATATAATTCTGTTAACCCACCAATTTTAGTTCCATGATCTACAGGAACTTGTACAGAATATGTATAAGGTTCAACTTCTCCTGTTCCATTACATGTTTCACAGTCTACCCATTCATCTTCATAATGCATAAATTCTGAAGATTCATCCCATCCACCTTCTCCATCACACTCTTGACATGTAGTAGATGTGTGAGTTTCAGTAGTTGTTAAATGATCATTATGTACAAGTTTGTATTCTCCATGTTCTAAGAATATTGTGTAATTGTCTGGATTTTTCTTCCATACAGCTTTCACCTTGTTGTAAGCATTACTTACGAAGTGAACTAGTTCTGGAGATCCATGTAATGTTACAACATTTCTTAAAGCTACAAAGAATCCTTGTTTAGTGATTTTGAAACTATTATCTGTTAAGAATCTATATAACTCATTAGCAACCTCAGCTCTTGGATTCAAACAACACCACATGAAGAAGTTCTTATGAGCTAAATAATCATCATCCTCGTTAAGAGCTTCATGAAAAGATCTACCATCTGTTTGTGGTTCTTCTCCCACTCTATCAACTATCTCAATGAATTTCTCCACTAATAATTGAGGCATACTTCTAGTTGTATCTGAAAGATAAACTGAATTACCTTTTACAACAAAATCAGGAAGTTTTCCAAGTAGTTCTACTCCTTGTTGAAGAGCTTGTATTCTTGCTGCTTCAGCTTTCATATCTGCTACATCTTGTTTCACTTCTTGAGAACTTACAATAGCATGTATCTCATATATATCTCTTGCTGCTTGAACAGCATGATAATCATTCTCAGTTGCACCAGGCTTACTGATAATAGTTCCATCTGTTAACACCACTGTAAGTGTGTCATTTACCAATTTAATAGCAAAATATGGTTTCTCATGTTTAGCATAACATTGTTGTTCTACAGGAATTTCTTGTTCCATCAAGTTCTCTAACTTGTTAGCCACCACTTTAGTAATTGCAGATTCTGCTGTTTGCTTGAACCAGTCAAGACTTAAAAATTTGTGTTCCATTTTGATTTAATTTAATTGTTAATTGTTAAATAAGGGGACATTTCTGTCCCCATGTTAATTATGTTAATTGATCTATTGTTTCTTCTGTAAGCACTTCATCATTGATTTTGATATTATAGTGCTTTAAATCCACTCTATGCTTGTAATACTTGAACAAATCAGTCATTACTGGGATCATTGGATCATCTTCACGAGTGTAACCTAATCTTGCACATACAGGATTTAAGAATGTAAGCTTCTCAAATATGTCTAACATCTCTAAATACTCTGTATAGATTTGTGGATCAAACAATTTATGTTCTAATGCCACTTCTAACATAGCTTTTCTCAATGTATCATTTGTTTCTACATAGTTATCTTTTCTGTATTTAGATAGTCTATCTAATTTATCAGCTAAGTCAGTAGATACAAATCTTATAGCATCTACATGATCAAATGTACTTCTGTAATGACTTATCATTTCATGAATTAATATTGATGTAATGATTCTTTTGAATGGTGCTGTTTTACCTTCCATAAACTTCTCGTAAGATATTAAATTGTGTATGTTTAATTGTTCTACAATCTTTAGTTCTCTACTAGAGAATGTAATCACTTCCATCTTTTGTTTTCCCATCATTCCATATAAAGGATCAAGTTTCAAGAAGTCCTCATGATGAGTATACACCTTTAATCCTTTACCCTTATGAAGATCTTCTAACTTATAGATTTGAGAATCAAACTTACACTTTCTTCCATCATTCCATCTCATCAAGTCAACACCTTTCTTGCAAACTATTTCTCCCTGCAACTTCAGTCTTTTGTTACTAGCTAAGCCAGCTTTACTAATCTTTGCTTTCTTCTTGCTATCAATGAAATCTTGAGGAACATCTAATTCATCAAGGTCTGTGAAGTTTTCTTCAACCATAGATATAATGTGTTGATACTCTTTAATTGCATCTCTCCATTGTTCTTTTGGAAATCTATCAAGTTTCAATAAATGATAATAAGTTTTAAGATCAAACTTAGCAGGAATTCCTAATTTCATAGGTGCAGCTCTTTTAACAAGAAAGTTATATTCACTTTCTTTACATGTAGCTCTTAGAAAGTCCTTCTTGATCTGAGGAATTCTATCATTAAACACCCAAACAACAACTTGTTCATTGCATATACTCTCTAAGTTGTATCCCCATACATAACCTTTATCTGCATCAGACATTCTTTTATATCTCAATGAATATCTAACAGGAAATGGATCTACAAGAATGTTTTGCTTATAGCTTTTATACAAAGAAGGAAAGTTTAATAACTTCACTCCTTCTAATTCTGGAACAATAGGTTTTACAGTGGAGAATTTAATGAACTCATCAATCTTAGATTTAGTACCATTACCCATTTCAACAAAATGTCCATTCTTCTCAAGGTGATTCACCATAGATTTAATGTCACTTCCCTCAGTGATAGCTTCGTTATACTTAGTAACAAAATAATCTCCCACTTGACCAAGTTTATCCATAATGATCTGCTTAGCCTCTTGTGTATATCTTAAAGATTCTCTATTTGGTGTAGGATAAATTCCATCACTCAATGAAAATCTAAGACCTATAGGAAATTGAATTCTACCAATACCAAGCTTCTCAAAATCTAAAGGATAATACACATTGTCTAAACATATGTGTAAGTTTTGATCTGTAGACATTTCAGAAAATTGAAAATGTGTATGTCTACTAATAACAAAATCATTAGTGATAGAAGAATCTTCTGGTACATCAAAGTATACACTTTCGAAATAACATAGTTGTTCTTTAATCTTTTTGTGAAACTGCCATCTATCAGCATACTTAACAGGAATAATGATTTTTACACCATTAGCTTCTGTTGTTTCTTTTTCATATAAAAGATCAATAGTGTTAGCATCTTCTCCTTCATACATCATATACTTGCGTTCCATTCCATCTTTTCTACATACAAAATAGAAACTACTAGAATATGCTAGAGGAGCCTTGAAACCAAGACCCATCATACCTAATTCTGTTGTAGAATTTCTCTTGGTAGATTTACCATATTTACTAATAATGTTTCTCACATCATCAGCATCTAAGCCTATACCAAAATCTTCTACACAAAACTCATAGTTGTTAGCTGTAGATGCTTTAAATGAAACAATTATAGGAGTGTCCACTCCAGCTCTTCTATGGCTATCTAATGCATTACTTGCACATTCTCTGATAGCAGAGCCTATATCATCAGAATATAAATTCTTACTTAACATCTGCATCAATATCTGAGCAGAATCTAAGTCTAGGGACATTCCAATTGATTCTTGTGATTGTCCTTCTTCTAGGACATTTGCTTCTTTCTGTTTTTCTAATATCATTTTTATAAATTTAAATTATTGCTTCTCTTTTTACTAAAAATACATCTCTTGAATATAAATCTTGATACATTACATCATTATGTTGTGTAACATCTTGTTCAAAACTTCTAACTTTCCATGTCCAAGTTCCATTCATTTTTTGATCTCTTCTAAGACTCACTTTAAATGTTGTTCCATCTTTTTTAAGTGGTAGTCTTAATATTTTTAAATATTTTAATTGACTATTTGCCGAAATGATAATTTCATCTCCTATTTCAATTTCATCTAAACTGTTAATTAATCTGTTTTCCATAATTTCTAATTGTTTAATTGTTCTTTTATATAGTCTACTACTGCTGAATATACAGCTTTGAACTTACTTGTTTCTGTTGTTGATATGTTTTCACTATTTGAATATATAAAACACGAACATCCATTGATAATTGTGTCTTCATACTCTCCAAATAAATCAAAGCTATCTCTCTCAATTTTTTCTACTACAGGTATTAACCAATCCCAAGATTGATCAAATAATAATTCATTAAAACAATTACCATTTTGAACATCATATACTATTTGTGGCATATTCATGTCATTATCATACCAACCTATATTTTTTTCATAGGTAAATCCCATAAACTCTGCAATCAATTTGTTATCTTTCATTATTTTTAATTATTTGATTGTTACATCAAAAAGGCATATCTACAGGCAACCATTGCACTGTGAACCCATTGTTTTCTTCTAATAATATATCCACTTTACTGAACACTCCTTCTGTATCCCACTCTGATCCCTTATAAGCTGCAGATGCTGGATGACTAAGTTCAAACACATGTGCAAATATGCCTGTGTATTTCTTATACTTAGCTGCATCTTTACCTAGGAATATAATAGGAACTCCTAAATGATTAATCACTTCTTCAAACAGATATTTAATAAATGGTTCCCATATCTCTAGGTGACTTCCTGCTTTATTAATCTCTGTTGTAAGAGCTGCGTTTAACATAAGAACGCCTTGGTTTGCTAGATAGTGTACTTCTGGATCTGGTACATAGTTTAAGTTTAATCCATCATAGAATTCTTTCTCTAGACCTGTATAGAATTGTTCTAATGTAGGTTGTAATTTACCTGTAATAGAACATCCCATAAGTAATCCATCTGCTACAGGAGCATCATCTCTAAGTGTGTGATATGGACATAGGCCCACCATCACCACTTTTAAATTGTCTAATGGTGTCTCAAAGAAACATCTCCAAACATGCATAGATAGAGGAGCAACTCTTTTGCCTCTCTTACTCTCTGATTTTAGATATGCATATATCTTATCACACTCTTCACTCTCAATAAATGGTCTAAGTTTGGAATACCAACTCGGATGCATTTGTAATTTGAAGGCATCCCACTTCATAATGATAATGATATTTTTCTATGAAAGAATTTAGTTAGTGTAGCTTCTAAGTTCTCTATACTAATACATTCTACATCATCTCTTCCAGCCATTAACCATTCAATATTCTCTTTAATCTCTTCTTCGAGCATCTCTAGCTCATTGTCTGAACATCTCATAATCCTTTTTCTTCTTTATAAATTGTTAATAGTTCTTCTATGTTATCAAAATCATAACCTCTACCTTTTAATTTGCACACTCTAATCCAATCTGCAAATTCAATAGCATACACATCGAATATTTTAACCAAACAATTTGCTGAATGCCATTCTGTTGGTTCTAAATCTAAATCATCTTCAGAATATTCATAACATAATTCTTTTAATGTTGCTTGTTTTCTCATAACTTAATAATTTAAAATTCCTGAATCTCTAATACCTTCATAAAGCTCTTCTTTCTGTGTTGGAAACAATGCTGTTAGTTCTATCATCTCTTTCAAATATTTCTTTCTGGTTGATATATCTAATATATGTTCAGCTTTAAGAGATCTTTCTATCCTATTTGATAGTTCTGCTATCACTGTAGCTCCCTTCTTAAAATGCTCCACCTCATCTTCTGCAGTGACAGTAATTAGTTTACTTACATAAGCTTCGATATGTGGAAGAGTTTGTCTAAGAGATTGTTTAGCTCTCATTGTAAATAAACCATTCTGGTCCATTGTCTCAAATCTCTCTAGTAGTGTAACAGATAATGCTAAGCTTTCTATCACTACATCACTTAATTGTTCTGATGTTAATTTCATATTATTTCTCTTTGTGTTAAATATTCTTCTATAACTTTTAATCCATGTGTCTTGGCTAAATCAGCCCAATCTTTTATTCCTTCTCCTAGATATAGCCTTGGTACATTACAATACTCAAAATCAAACTTATCAGTTATAAGTTGAGAGTTCTTTACACCTACTTCATCTGAATCAAAACTCAAGATTTGTCTATCAGAATTATCTTTTAGGTATTCTACATTCTCTTCTGAGAAACATCCCATACCTTCATTCTGAACTGCACAACAACATGGAAACACTTTTTTCATCACCATGTAATCCTTCTTACTCTTATTGATGAATGCTACATCACAATCTTTGATGTCTTCTAATCCATCCATCATAGTAATAGGCACATTATTTGGCATCCACTTATTCTTCTTGTCTGCAAATGGTCTATAAATCTTCCAATGTCCTTCATATAGATAACCAAATCTCAATTCTGAATCCAATATAGGAAACTTCTTTTTATTTAGATATACAGTGTCTATTGAATACACATTATTAGCTCTAAGATCATCTATATCCTGATAATATCCATTCCAATATGCTAACTCTTCGTGTGTAAATTTTCTTGTCTTCACTTGAATAAAGAACTCACGTTTAGATGTAGCTGTTGGTTGTGCATAATCAGAAACAATCCTCTCATAATTCCTTGTAGAGGATGCATTAACAATCCCTAAATCAAAATCTCTATCAAGCATCAATAATGCTTCACGCAATGATATATTGAATAGCATCATTATGAAATCAAAGCATCCACCTTTCTTGCTGGAATCTCCAAAATCAACATATCTCAATGCTCCTCCTCTATATCCTATAATGAATGATGGATTCTTTTCATTTCTAAAGGGCGAATAAGTAACAACATTAATCTTCCAGTTCTGATGTGGCATATACATCTTATAGATATCATATTCAGATATCTTTTCAAGTATGCTATCAGGTGTTAAATTTATTTTCTTTTTCCCTTGTATACTCATAGCTTTAAAATAAAAAACCCTCTCCAAATTAATGAAGAGGGCTCTTATATAATTAATAATTATTAATAATCATCCCCATCTTCAGAAATATATGCATCAGAAGCAACTAAGTTATCATCTGCATTATAGTCCTGTAGGTCTTTTAGTGTATAATAGTCTTTACAACCATATTCACCTATAACATTCACTACGAATTTCTCGTGTGCTTTCAAATCTTTAGGTTTCTTGTTTTTAAGACCCTCTTGTACTCTTCTGTCTCCATAATCAACAAGTCTAAATTGTTTCAATGCATATCCACCTAAGAAGGCTTTATTATAGATACCTTGATACTCTTTAGAATCTCCATCTCTTTCTTTAACAATAACAGTAGCAAGAGCAATAACAGATTTAGCCCATTCTCCACCAATTTGGTCTTTAATGTCTTTTACATTACCTCTCATCAACTTCTTCCATTCTAATTGTAGAACAGTTTCTGCATCACGATAATCAAGATCAGCTAACCATGTTCTCATGAAGTTGTAAAGATCTTCTTCTCCTGTGTACGCCACTCTGAAATCTCTTCCTTTTGTGAACCATTCAGCTAGATCATTTTCATCTCCTGCCCAAGAACACATACCAATAGAATTGATATATTGTTTCTTAGTTCCATCTTTATTCTCACGTTCTTTATCTTCTAAGAAAAAGCTAACTTTATAATTATCTGTAGTATTAACTTTCTGTAACCAAAAATCTAAACGAACATAACTGTTCCCATCTTTAGTCTCACCTAAATACTCAGCAGCTTTGCTGTCTTCTTTAAGCTCAATACCAAGCTTGTCTTTATACTCTTCAATTGTTGGATTGATAGCAATAATGTTTACCTCTAATAATCCCACTTTCTTTACTGAATCACCACTTCCTGTGTTCTCTCTTTTTTTCCCACCAATGTTACTTGACATAATTTTAATTTTAATTTAGTTATTTATAATTCTTCTTCTTTTGAAAATCTCTCCATCCATATCTTTGTAGTTTCATATGGATTAGTAACATAGTCATTTAATGCTTTCATTCCATCTTTGATTGTTGCAAAAGGAATGGATTTACATCCCACTCTAATTACACACCCTATTGATAAGAATTCAATTTCAACTCTATAATCTCTAAGACGTTCACCTCTTGATGGTTTGTATTCGATTGGTGTAGGCATTGCTACTTCTTCTCCTAATATTCCTCTTTCTCTTTCTTCCATTTTAATTTAATTAAGCGTTATAATAATCTGTTAAACTTTCTGCTACTATTTGCAGGTTATTTGGTATTTTTAATTCTTGGAACATTCCATCAGGACTCTTAGCTGGATACTTTCTATAACGATTAGTTAAGAATTGATAATTAGCTGTTCCATCTTTGTTCTCTTCTACAAGAGTGTAGAGACATACAGTTAGTAATCCTTCTAATAACACTTGGTTATCAATAAGCTTACCTGCTGTCTTGATTTTATATCCTATTACATCTTGACCATCCATCACTTCTTCTGGGTGTGTAAGATAAAATACAGTGATATCATCTCTCAATTGTCTAGCAGTTCTAAATAGATCCACCATGTCTTTAGCCATAACACTAAATTTGGTAAATCCTACTTCTGTAGCTTTAGCCACCATATTGAATCCCATAATGTAATTAGAGTCTTCAATGATGATGTTCTTAATGTGAGGAGCTTTGTCTGAAAGAATTCTCAACTGACGAGATATCTCATTTGCATCTTCAATTTCCTTGTAATTTTTGTTTTCAGCATTGTAAAGCTTTTCACTTCCCTTGAAAGGAAGCTCTTTCTTTGCAACATTGATAATGTACGTTTCTTCTGGATTTAGGTGCTTAATTGCTGTACTCTTTCCAGTACCAGTTGCACCAACAATCCCTACTAATTTGCTTGCCATTGTTTGTTAATTTAATTATTAATATTTAATTCGATCCTTGTTCCTAATATATTAACATACTCTGCCATTACTTCTAATTGTTTTTGAAGTAGGTATTGATTTCCATCAGACAATTCTTGATAGGCATCAGTTGATATAAATTGACTTAATTTAATTGCTTTAGTAGCTAATTCTTTTTCTTCTTCTTTTAATCTTTCTAAAAATGTACTCATGTTTATTTAATTTATTTAGTTAATTTATTTATTCTATAAATATACGATATATTCTTGATAAAGTCAAGTGTTATATGTATTTTATTTTGGTTTTATCGAAGAATTCTAAAGCTTTCTGTAACCATTTCAATTCTACAGGTTCATTAGAACTCACTATGTATATGTGGGCTTTCTTATCAGGAGTGTTATATTCCATAGCCATACATCTGTTAATTTTTTGAGCTAAATTCTCTGCATTACTATCGAAATAGTTAATAATCACTTTATCTAAAGGCTTATATGTAACACCTGTATTACCAATCTTTACAACAGCTAGATGATTACCTTCTCCTTCAGCAAAGTCTTCAAAGATACTCTTTTCTTTAGACTTATTGTGGAAAGAAGGAATACCAAGACTATCTGCTACAGCAGTGGTGCCACAGAATACTAGCACTCTCTCATCTTTATGTTTAGCTAATAGCTTTTTCGTAGCATTAGTTTTAGCTAAAGATGATTGAATAAGTCTCATTCTTGCTAGACGCATGAACATAGTGTCTGATCCACTATTCTGAAGTTTATTGATTACCCAAGATAATCCATCATAGTGTTTCTTTTCTGTTTTAAGTTTTCCTTTATAATCATTGTGTACAAGATTGTCAAGGGGCACTTTAATAACATGTATCTCATAATCTACAATAACACCTTCTTCAATTGCTTTTTCAATTGGATAGTGAGCTACTACATGAAGATCTAATTCTTCTTCAAGGGTTCTTTCTGTATCACTGGCTAATGTACCAGTGAGACCTAGTATACAAGCATTGTTACTAAATAGATCTTGACATGCTTCTATCTGAGCTTCACTCAGTAGATGTATCTCATCTATAATAATAATATCATACTCATTGTCTACTAACTTCTTTAATGATAAATGTGTTGTGTATGTGACATTGCTATCATCATATCCAAGATCATCAAAATCAGATTGCCAAGATTCTTTAATCTTATTGTCTGGATACGCAATAAGAACAGATTTTGGTCTTAGTTGTTCTAAAACCAAAATACTAGTTCTTATCTTACCGAACCTTGGACATAGATTGAGTATACCATGCTTTTCTTTTAACCATACATCAGCAAACTCTTTCTGTCTGAGGTCTCTTATACTCATATTTATCTACTTAATTTCACTTTGTAATCTCCTCTTTTACCTTTATTGATAATGTTTTCAAAGGCTATAACAAAATCACTTGAATTAGATAAAGCTGGAACAACGATCAATCTTGATCTTAATTTTATCAATTGAGGTCTTGTTAGCTTATCATACACTGCTGCAATTGCTCTAACAAACTTTTGATCTTTGTTGTAAGATATTGTACTACAGTTTAAAACATATTCTGCCATTCGATCTGCATTAGGATTTTGTTTAAGAACTTCTCCTTTTCTAATATCAGCAGTTTTTACACCTGAACCAAATAAAAGAACGATTGAGCAAGAAAGATTTAATTCATATTTATCTTTGAATTTCAAAAGCTTTCTGTAGCAATCAACATTCTGTTGTGCATATGAATTTACGTAATCTTCTAAAGTCCAATTTGATTGTGTAGAATTTAAAAGAATCATTTTGTCAATGTAATTTCCTTCTACAATTTCAAACTCTACTGAGATACCAAGTTCTTTAGCTGCTAAGAATCTGTGTTGACCATCAATGATCACCCATTCTTTTGTAATTAATACTGGTCTACCTGGAATAAATCCAAATTTAGTCATTGAGTCTTTAATTGCTAAGACTGTTTTTGTTCTAATTTCTCTGTTTTCTTTAGAGAATAGGAATTTTGAATAATTTGTTGTTTTCATGTTTAATTGATTTAATTGATTTTAATTGTTTATCTAAGAAAGAAACTCTTATTTGTAATTGATTCATAATCTGCGTCTGTGATGTCTTTCTTTCTAGGCAATTCTTTAAACAGACCTAACATTATTTGTTTTTAAGTTCATGATATTTCCACACAAACCCTTTGTGTGTTTTTCTTTTACCTTTACAACAACTACATATGTGTCCAGTTGATAACTCAGGCATATCTCTACATGCATCTGCAGCTGAATCATGTATCTTTATAATATTCATATCAAGATCATATTGACCAATTTTTATTTTATTGATTTCTGCTATCTTTTGATAAGTTTCTTTTGTTACAGGATTTGCTTTCATGTAGTCACTTCTTTTTTTACAAAACTCCTCAGACATTTTTTTACCTTTTTTAGATAATGATATTTTATCTTTTGTCTCTTGTGTGTGAGTTTTATTATAAAAAGAATTTTTCTCTCCAATTCTTTTCATAGACATTAATCTTTTTGATTTTTCTGAATGATTAAAACCTATCAATCCTTCTCCACCATTAGTATGATTTTTTAAGTCAAATCCCCAAGTTTTAAATAGCTCAATATAGAATATTTCTAATCTAGCTAAATCTTTCTCAGATGAAGAGTCTAATTCTTCAATTAATGGAAGTAATCCTTCAGAAGTTAATTTACTTATCCATTTACAGATTTTTCTATTATACCTTTTACTGTCACCAATATGACCGTATAATCTATCTTTTAATGTATGGATTGTTTTTCCTATGTATACAACTTTTTTAGTTATAGGATGTGAGAGTGTGTAAACGATACCTATCTTCATAATATAAAATTTTATTACAAAGTTACGGTATCTTTTACAAACTACCAAACATTATTGATATTATTTACTTAAGAAAAAAGCTTTTATCTGTAATTCTTCTATAATCATCATCAGTTATATCTTTTTTACGAGGCATCTCAGCAAATATTCCTAATTCACCTAGGAATGCTAGTCCAATTCTCACGTCATCCTCACCATATGAATTCTTGATTAGTCTCAAGGATCTAAAGTATTTAGCACCATACTGATCTTTTAATTTATCTAGGTCATATCCAGAAGGATCTGCCACTTTATATCTCATAGGATCAAATAAGGCCATAACTACATCAGCATCATTCTGTGTGCTTGAGCTATCTGCAAAATCTTCTAACTGAGGTTCTACATCACCATTCTTTATCCTAGATGGATTAGAAATGCTTCTGTTAAACTGACTTACAACAACAGGACTATATCCATAGAAATCTCTAGCATATCTAAGTTCATCAGACATTTTATCAATAGCATCCTTTTTAGTTGGTTGATCTTTGGTAGTTTTAAGAAGACCAATGTGATCTACAACCACCATGGTAATTTGTGTTGGGTCATTAGGAACATATATTTTATTCCATTGATCTAACTGTTCTATTTTACCATTAGCTTCAGCATAAGCTTTTAGTTCTTTTGCTATACCTACAGGATTCTCTGGACCATCTATGATGGTGACTATCTCACTGAGCTGTTCTACATAATCTTTATAATAAAGAAACAGATCATGCTCATCTTTAGTCATCTTCTCATTCCAACCCAAGATTTTACCTACAGGAATAATTATACCCTGGTCTAGAAATATTTTACGAGATACCCATTTGGCCATCTTGTATGTTCTACTTC